ACGCCCTCTGGATCGACGGCGGGGAAGGCGTTGACGATCACGCTGCCGGTCGATCCTGACCAGATGGCGAGATTGTCGAGGTCGTTCTTCTGGCCGTCCACGACCTTCGGCGGGCTGTTGGCGGTGCCGTCGGAGCGGGTGCCGCTGCGCTTGGCGACCATGATGACGCCCTTGCCGTCCTCGGTCTTCTTGGCGCCGAAGATCTTGCTGAAAGCCGGCAGCTTAGGGTTGCGGGGCTGGCAGGCTTCGTAGTGCGCCTTGACCTGCGCGCGGATCGCGGTCGCCTCTGCCACAGGCATCTCGAAGCCGATTGACCATGCCGCGCCCTGTGCGGTGGGCGGGCAGGCTTCCGACTGCTTCTTCGCGGTGTTGAAACGGTAGGTCTTGTCGAGTTTGGGATACACAAACTTCACGTTCTTTATCACCAATTTCAGGAAGTCATCGCTGTTCGCCATCGGTCTCTCCTTTGTGGCGGGTTTCAAAAGTCTTCTTCGTCGGCGGTCACCCACGATGGCCGTCCGATGATGTTCACCTCGGGCCAGCCGGTGTCGTAGTTGCCGCTGCGGTCGGCCTGTTGGATGTTAAGCAGGGTCTGCGTGATGATCGCGTCACAGACGAGCATGTAGTCGGGATCGATCTCGTGAACGCAAGCGGCAAATGGCGCCTCCTTTTCGACCGCGAGGAAAACGAAGCGACGGGCGTCGAAGCCGGCCTCTTGCAGGACGCGAAGGTAGAAGGCCGCTTGCAGCGCGTAGCCGTAGTTGTGGACATCGCGGGAGAAAAGGCGCGGGCTGGCCGACGTGCATGTCTTCAGATCGACGACGAGGCCTTCGCTTTCGATGTAGATGTCTGGCCGGCACTTGATGTTCATGCCGGTGATGCTGTCGAGCGCGAAGAAGCTGGCCTCCGTGATGCGCGGGCGGTCCATCCATTCTGGCATCTGCGCGATGGCCGCCGCCGCGATGGTCTCGGCGAGATTGTATTCGCTGCTTGGCAGCAGGATCATGCCGTCGAGATCGGCGGCCAGCTTGGCATCGCGCCACTTGTCGCCACGGCGGTCGTCAGGCCCCCGACGGACGAGTTCCTTTTCCGGCTCGAGGACCATCGCGTGGACCGCGCTGCCGAGGTCGAAGGCGGTCGACCCCTTGCGGACCTCGAATTTCCAGTGCCGCAGCGATTTCAGATAGACCGTCTTCACGTCCGAACTGCTGATGGCAGGATCTAGATGATAGGCCTCGTTCGTCATATCGTGTCGGATCATCGTTTACCCCATCCGTAGAGTGCAATCAGGGCGGCCTCGGCGCGGCCATCGTGCTTCACCAGCTTCCACTGCTCGGCATCGTCGGGCCACGTCATCGACGCTAGCTGCCGGCTGGCCGCCTTGTCGGCCGACAGGCGCAGGGATTTCTTCCATGCCGACGGCTCGACGAAGCGGGTCGGCACGCCGGCGAAAGCGAGGCAGGCTTGCAGGATGCCGAAGCCTTCCGCGATGGTGGCGACGTGCCGCACCCCGATCTTTTGCGGGTAGAAGGGTCGCTCGACCCATGCGACGGATACCTTGCCGATGGCCGAGAGCAGTTCGCGCCGGCCGTCGATTGTGTCGGGCATGTCGTAGGTCGTCACGCTCCATTCGGCCACGTCGAGAGCGGCGAAAGCGCCCTGCTTGCCGGGATCTATCCCGAGAATGATCATGCCGCCGGCCTTTCGACGTAAGCCGTCAGGGCGGCGAGATCGCTTTCGGTTGCTTCCTGCTTGGCTGTCATCAGCCGCCACAGGCGGTCGTATGCGATGCCGGTCGCCTGGGCGACGACGGTCAGCCGCCGGTCGCCGAGCCGTTCGCGAAGCTGTTGCATGGTGTAGAGCATGGTTGGCCCTCCTTTGACGTGGACCCTAGCCGCATCTCGCGCGGCTGGCAACGGGCTGCGTGCAATTTTTTTCGCAGGACAGATAAATGACTGTTGACTGCGCCTCTGGTGATGGTATGAAGGAGTCCACGGCAACGAAAACAGACAGACAGGAGAGACAGAGATGATCACGATCCAACAAAGCAACGCCAACGCAAAACGCTGCCTCGCAGTTTGCAACGAACAAATCGCAGCAATCGACGCAGAACTGGACGCACTGGTAGAGAAGCTGGTCGCTGGCGAAGTGACGGCGCTTCTAGCTAAGGTCCGCGAATTGACCCTACGCGAGCGCCGCGCGCAAGCAGAAGCCCAGCGCAAGGCGATGCTCGGCGCAATCAAGCATTTTTGATTAATCGGGGGCTTCGGCCCCCATCATCCACCACGGGAGAGACAGATGACCGAGATCGACATCCTCAAAAGCAAGGTCGCCAAGCAACGCAACGAGATCGCCCGCCTCGAGCAGAAGGTGGCCGAGTTGGCGCTCGACAAGCTGCAAATGCACCGCGACATTCTGGCGCTGAAGATCAAGCTGGGAGAGCAAGCATGATTGACTATTGGGTCGAATGGAAAGTCGTCCTCGACGGCGGCATGTATGTCGAACGGGATGCGACCGCCTGCTTCCGGGTGCAGCCCGGCGATCACTGGATCGAACTTGAGACGATCAGCATCGACGGCTGCATCTATCACGCGAGCATCATCGAGAAGCAGATCGGCAAGCAGGCGATGGCCGACATCATCAAGCGGGCCGAGGCATGGTGGGACGATGATGGCTACCGCAACTGGCGGGCTGACAACGAGTGGAATGGAGCGCGGTTTCATGCGTGAGGATCTTGGCAGAATGGCGCAGCACTTCGAGCGGCTGCAAGACGACCCGACGAAGCCCCGCCTGCGTTGCCTGATCGCGGGTGCGGCGGCCGGCGCGCTCGGGATCACCGTGCTGCCGTGGCTCGCGGCGGTCATCATCTCGTGGGGGTGGTGATGTTAGGCTACATCAACTTTTACGCCGACGGCACGACGAGTAAGATGTGTGCATCTCGCAAGGTCGCCGACCAGACTGCGAAGAGCATCAGAAAGCCCTTGCTCGGCGATCCCCGCAGGGCTGTCTGGGTCGTCGATCACAATTACAACGGCGACATCATCAAGATCACGGCAGAGCCTATCGTGCAGCCTTGGGAGCGCCAGCCATGACCGAAGCCCAACTCGGCGAACTCATGCGCGCGCAGGCTCTGAGAGAGGGGCATAGGGCGCTTCTCCCGAAGACCGACGGGCTGTCAGCGTGGCAGTCTGAGCAGGCCCACGAGCGCCGCCAGCGGCTTGAGGACGCCATCTTCGAGGTGCTGCGGAAGACAACCCGCCCGCTGGTGTTGAGGGAGATCGTGCAGGCCGTTGACCCCAGCAAGCATGACGCCATCGGGAATGCGCTCCGGCGGTTCAAAGCGTCGGGCTTGGCGCGCACCGTCTACATCCCCGACCGCATGGGGAAGACGAATATCGGATGGAGGCTCGCATGAAGCTGGTCGTGTTGGCCGTCGTCGCAAGCACAAGCATCACAGCCGACACAGGCTACGTCGGCGTCTACAAGGACATGGATCAATGCAAAGAGATGCAGGATATATATATCACCCACCTCGACCCGACCGCGATCATGGTCTGCGATACGGTGACCAGATTTCAGCCGGTGCTGATCCCGCCGCCGAGGCCCGCCGGATTGAAGCGGCCGTGATCGAGGCTTTCAAGGCGGTGTTCAGGAAGATGAGGGAGGGGAAGCTGTGAGTGATGTTGCCCGCATTAGGCCCGCAGACGATGGTGTCCTGCGCTTTTACAGCGTCTACGCACGTCGATCGGCAGACTTCTCGGTGATTGAGACGGAGTTCGACTGCAAGGCCCTCGGCGGCCCGCAGGCAGAGTATAAGGCGAGGCAGCACGTCGACAAACTGCGTCGATCCAAGCCGCCATACGATCAGATTCGCGTCACACTCTGCATCGTGCATCCGGTCCTGTCAGTAGGGTCTGAGGAGACGAAGCCATGACCGACGACATACCCGCCCGCCTGCGTATTCTCGCCCGTGCCGCAGAGTTAACGGGCGGCGAGCGGCAGGATAGCTACGGCCCCGTGGAGCAGAACCTGCAACGGATCGCCGACATGTGGACGGCCTATCTCGACCGCGAGGTCGTCATCACCGCCGAAGATGCCGCATGGATGATGGTGCTTCTGAAGATGGCGAGATCCAGCGCGCACGGCTACCATGAGGACAATTATGTCGACGCAGCGGCCTATGCTGCCATCGCTGGGGAGTGCAGGAAGCCATGACCGAAGACAACATCGACGACCTTCGCCGCCAGATCCAAGACCTGCAACGTCAGGTCAACTACTGGATCGCGAGCAGCAAGCATTGGGAGAAGCTGTGGGAGAAGGCGGCCAACCGCGTGATGCAGCTAGACCCCGCCTTCGACACCGTTTTCACCACCAGCCCGGAGAAGGTGCGGGCGCTGCGGGATGCTATCGAGGATTGGCACGATGGAGACTGAGCAGATCCCGCATTTCAACGCGATGCCGGTCGTCATCCGGGGCCAGCATTACCCGTCGCAGCGTGCGGCGGCGGCGGCCCTTGGCGTCACGCAGTCGGCCGTCAGCCGGATGCTCACGAACAGGGGCCATCTCGAAGGCTGCGGCCTGCGAAAGTATGGCGCACCCGGCAATCAGAATAACGCCCGCCCGCTGACTGTCGGCCCCATGACGTTCCCGAGCCGCAAGAAGGCGGCCGAAACCCTCGGCATCACCCGCAACCAGATCGAACGATGGGTCTCGAAGCGGGCGACACCCGGCCAGCGCGAGATGCTGATCGCCGCCGTCATGCGACTGTCGATGGCCTCGGGCGGCGGGCGGCGATAATCAGGTCGGCCGCCATCTTGATCGCTTGGCTGGGCGTCATCTCGAGGGCGAACAACTCGTCGCCCTTGAAATACACCCGCAGCGTGCAGTCTTCGTCTATTCGCCACGTCGGATTGATGTAGGCTCGGTCGCTCATGGTGTCCTCGTGTTGTTGCATTCATATATCCATGCTATTGATAACAGCATGAAAAGCATCGAGACCATCGGGCGGGCAGGCGAATATCTCGTGGCGCATGTCCTCGAGTCGCATGACATCCGTGTCTCCCATGCCAACGTCAGCGGCCACGATCTTTGGTGCCGAACGCCGACCGGCAGGCTCGTCAGCGTGCAGGTGAAGACTACCGGCGCCGCCGTCCCACATCACGCCGGCACCGTCTATGATTTTTGCAATAACAGCATGAGTTGGTCGCCGGATGTCTACGCCTTCGTCGCCCTCGACGCCGGCCTGTTCCTTTGCGAGGCCAGCATGTCGAAGCGCCGCAAGATCAGGTCGGAGGCGATGACCAAGGAAGCGATGGTCGAGTCGATCCAGAAATTCTTTTACTGAGCCAACTCGAAATGCGGCGCGTCGATGAAGGGCCGCTTGCCCTGCTTTCGCCGCTCGTCGACATAATCGTTCATCGCGTCTTCCATGCTGCCTTTCCAGAGACGGATGTCGTCGATGTGCCAGGCTGCACCCCAGCGAACACCAACGCCGACTTGCTGCGCGCCTTCCTTCATCGCGTCGGCGATCTCGTCATAGACGTTCAACTCCCACGACGCCCGGCCGCCGATGTAGGCCATCAGGTCGACCGCGTTGCCGCCGATGTGCTTGCTATTCATGGTCTGGCTGGCACCGCTGGCGACCAGCTTGCGCTGCTCCTCGATGCTGCGAAGGCCGCAGATGACCGCGAAGTCGATCTTCGTCGCCGTGATGGCGTAGCGCACGATGGCAACCAGATCCTTGTCCACGCCCTCCAGCTTGGCGAGCGACTTCT